CAGGGTCAACAGCTACTTGCTCATTGCTCGACCAAGTGTAAACACCTGATGCTGTTTCGCGCAGCACAAGGTCAACGCCAAGCTGTTCGCCAGAGATTGCCAGTGTCCATTCAACAACCTGAAACACTTTAGACGCAAAGCCAAAGCGTTCATTGGTAATCATAACCGTGTCACCGACTTGCAGTTTGAACGCAGTCAGCTTCGCCGGGTAGTTAATCATCAACTGCTGGCGACCCTGTTCCAGATGTATCTTGGCGATACGCTGCGCCATTGTGGTGCTGTCGGTAAATGGCAAATCAAGTTCTGTTGTTACCTTCTCGCCAGCATCTTCGGTCACATATGTCGCATTTGTGATTTCTGGGTAATCTGTTGGCTGATAGTTCTCATCTGGCGCAACATAAATGCCCTTGACGCTGTTGAAGCTGTCTCTGCGGCTGGCACGGGTCTGCACTTGTATCGCGCCTCGCAAATCGTCTTCGTCAAGCGTAATAGTCGGCGTGCGGTATGCGCCAGCCAGCACAAGCCACTTGCCATCAGAATACGAACAGTGGCCGACCATAGATGTCAGCAGACGCGGCAACACCGTCGCTGGCGGCTTATCTGCATCAATAATGCCGTTACAAGTAAAGCGGCTTTCTGATGACGAATATGGATAAAGCGCGCTTGCAAGCGTCACGCTTTCATCACAGATATTTGCTGCTGCGATGATGCTTGTGTCGTCAATCTCTGCGGCTGTAGCTGCCAGACCCGTTGCGCTGGTCAGATAGTCACGCACAACCAGTGCAGGGTTTTCTGAATAAGATGTGGTATCGTCACGCGGGTCAAACAGCTTTTTGCCTTTGACCAGTGCTGTCACGGCGGGGATGCCATTCGGGAACGCATCAACGTCATACTGAAAACGCGCATAAATATATGCAATGCCATTTAAGACCATTGTGCTTGGCGCGCTGGTTTCTGCTACCAAATCGGCATCTGCGACTGTCTGCGTTCCGTCATAAAACTTAAAGCGGGTCAGCTTTTCGTTATCGTCGTTTTTATAGCGTGATGTGTTTGTTGAATAGCGCTTTACGCCGTTAGCATCTGTGCCATCGTTAAATAATAACACATCATCATCGTTTAGATTAACATGCCTATAAACTGTGCTAGTTGGTGAAATCCACCAGAACGCTAAGTTATCAACTTCGTGGTCAGCTACCGCCACAATCATGTGCAGATATTTGTTATCGTCAGACGTTTCTAAGAAAACAACTGTGCCGCCAGCTTTGACTTCGCCGTAAATCGTTCGGCGCGGTGATGTTGGCAGCTTGACGTTTAGTTGGCGACCAGCAACTTCGTTGCCCAATGATGCTGGCGCGTCAACAGCATCATAAGCCCCGGCAGAATAAGCAACAGCAGTTTGCAAGGCAGCGGTGGCAAGGGCAGACCCAATACTTACGCCAGCCCCTATACCTAATGCGCCCGCCGCTGCGCCGCCTGTGTAAACAATGGCGGCAACAGTCAGAGCATCCTTTAAAACATCTTCTGCCTTATCACCCATATTACACCCGCCAAGCTGCTTCGATTATTCTCATTGGCACATAAATAGCACCTTCGTCGTGCGTAAACAGCAACGCTTGGTCGCCAGCACATATGCCCAATGATGGCACAACTTTGTCAATATGTCTTGCCACGATGTCGCCGCGCCGCGCCTGTTTCGGCGTTATGCGGCCTTCTGTTATCTGGTCAAGCCAATCAGGCACGCCTTTATAATCTTCGCGCCTAATCATGCGCGCAGCTTGCAAGAATGACTGATACTTGCCGCGCCACTTCTCTAGAATGTCAGTGTCAGTCATTTCTGACACAATGTTTGCTGTTCCAGCAAAGCAGTCTGTTTCGCCAAGAATATATGGCTCATACGCAACATTCTGCAACGCACCATCCAGCTTGAGTTCCCAACCTTGTTTGCGCTGCATTATCTACCCCATTGAATAGATACGTCTTGAATGACTGGCACATAATCCAGCCCAGTGTCGGCAGGGTGGTCAATCTTCTGGTCTTGCGGTGTATAGCGGCGCAAGCGTGGACGCTCTAAGTCAATCATGCGGCTTTCTGCTGCGATGTTGATAGATGCACCTTCGGCAGCGTCGTCGATGGTCAGCACATCCATACGTCCGTCAAATATAATATATGGGTCAGCAACTATCGCGCCAGATGACAGCGCGCCGAAGCGTATCTTAACTGGCTTGCCCTGATAGGCTTCTGTCAGTGCGATGCTGATTAAACTGGCTGGCAAGCCACTCATCGTCAAGTTTACACCGACAGCGCGAACATCACTTGTCTCCACAATCGGTGAGATGTTGATGAGATTGCCACCGCCAAGATATTCGTTACCGTTATAAGTCAGCGGACGCACGCCGTTCCAAAAATACAGCGACCCACTTTCAAAATCCAAATCAATCAAAAAGATTGGCTCAAGTTCGCTGGCGGTGACTTGCGTATTCAGCCCCGATGTTATACCGCGTGCCATTTATAATGCCTCAACAGCCGCAAACGTAATTCCAAAAAACTCGATTTCGTTAATATCAACGCCGATTTCATTAGCTGCCAGACGGAACACGCCGACAGCATTGCTAATGACAACCGCTGCGTCATCTGCGGGTGATGACCGCAAGTCAGGCCAGATGTCCAGCGTGGCTTCGCCAGACCCGTTGCTGTTTACATCATTCAACACTTTATGCAGCGTGGCAGTAGACCCCGCGCCGAGTTGGATATAATCGCCAGCTTTTAGATAGCCTGTAGCACTAGCTGGCAGACCATCAATAGCCAGTTCCGCACCCGTTTGGCTTGCGCCATTTACAACTGGCGTGCCGGGCGTTGACGAAGCAGAACCACGCGGCGCACTGTGCGGGTCGCCCAGCAAGAACGTGCCATACTGGCCATTCAGCTTGACCAGAAACGAAAACCATTCCTCCGCCTGTGCGCGGTTCATAGCTGGCATCTGCACTTCGGCTTGCCAGCGTTGACCCTGATGCTTGTAAACTTGCTGCGTGTAACTAAACGGGCTTGTGCTGATGCCGACAGAGTTCTTGGCGGTCAGGCGAATAGCACGCATGTCTTTGATGGTCGGTAGTGTTAGTGGATAAGTGATAGCCATTAGAACGCTGCCCCGTATGCGCCGCCGCGCTTCTTAGCATCCAGCACGCCAGACTTAGCTGCGCCGACAATTTGTGGCATAAGCTGGACAATCTCGGCACGAACAGTTTGCGAAACGCCTGTGCTTACATTGATGGTTTGATTGACCACGACACCTTCGCCGCCCATTTTGTTGTTTGGCACAATAGAACCCGAAGACGCTGGCACGAATAATTCAGCACCGCGTTCACCAACTAGGGTCGGCTGACCGCGTTGCACAGAACCGCCGATGGCTTTTTTGGGTGTTGGGGTAAGGAAGCTGCTTATTCCACCAGAGATGAACCCAACCAACTTTTGAACCACGAAGATTTGATAAAGCTGCGCGATTATATCTTTCGCCAAAGACCTGAAGGCGTCTTTTGCGCTCATCGTGCCTTCGCTGAACTTTGTGAACGCAGCACCGAAGCTGTCGCCAACAATCTTGCCAGTCTTTTCTGCTTCGTCTTTTGCAAGACCCAGCATATCGCCCAGCGTTCGCTTAACGTCTTTGCTGGTTTCAATGATGGTTTCAAGTTTGTCGTCCAATTCATCGATAGAAGGCACGCCATTTTTTGCACTTGCCATTGCATCGTCTATAGCTTTACGCATCAAGACCATCTCAGCCCTTGTGCGACTTATTACATCTACAAATCGGATATTACCCTTTTTTGCTTCGTTTAAGGCAACACCGAAACCAATAGTGCCAGTGATTAGAGACAGCAGCCCCTGATAAGCACCCTCGATGCCTTGCGCTAGTTTCTCGCCCAACAGTTCAGCTAATTCGTCGCCATTTGAAAGAACGGTTGACAAGTTCTTGGCGACTTTTGTGATGGCTTCGTTAAGGCCAGCCTCACCCAGCTTTTTCTGGAAACTCTCGAAGCTGTCGCGCAAGTTTGAAAACGCGCCATTTAGTGTTTTTGACTGTTCGGCAATCGCGCCAGCAAACTCTGTTTGCCCCAGCGTCTTCAAGTAACCTTCAATCGACGCGGCATCTTTTTTGATTTCTGTTTCGACACCCTTGAAAGTAAAGACAACCTTGTCGCCTTCGCTTCGTGCCTTGATGCCAAACTCTTTCAGGCGTTCAAACTCACCAACAGCAGCATCGGCAGCAGCCTCGACAAATTGTTCGAGCGTTTTACCCGTGCCGCTTGCAATGTTGCCGAAGGCTTCGAGAGCAGAAATAGACGGGTTTAGACCGACAGAAATAAGCCTGTTAAAGCCGCCAACAACCTCTTGCAGACTGAACGGCGTTTGCGCTGCAAACTGTTGCAATACATCAAACGCCCCGGCGGCTTTTTTGCTGCTGCCGAGGAATGTTTTTAGACTTGCTTCTAGAGATTGGAACTTGCGGTTGGTTTCAATCGTGCTTTTGATAAACAGACCAAAACCAGCAGCACCAGCCAACCCGGCGACTGCTGTTTTTACATTTAGAACCCGCTTCTTAATACCGTTAAGGCCACGGCCAATGTGGCTAAAAACAGCCTGCGTTTTGTTAAACGCTTTGATGACAATATTAAGATTTTCCTGCGCCATCAGCTAAAACTTCCAAATATGCGACCCACTCGATGAGTTCATTATAGGGCATAAGTTCTATTTCGCCAATGGTCTTGCCAAGACGGTCGGCTAAAGCGATGACCACAAATCGGTCAGGGTCATCGCTTAATCCTTTTTTGCGTCTTCAACGCTGTTCATGTCGCCCATAAGTTGACCAGCAACATCGCTAATCACGTTTACAGGCTGGCGCATGAGAACGGGTTTATCGCCCACATCAAACGCCTTGTTTCCGCTTTCGTCCATAGCCTTCATAATTATCAGGTCAACAAGACCTTCAATCGTCATGTTAGCCAAGAAGTCAGGATGCTTGCGTTGAAGTTTAGAAAACTCGCCTGCGCTTAATGGGGCAGCGAAAAGAACCATTGGCTCATTTTCGTCACCCCACGCAGCAACCTCAACACGAACAGTGCTTTGATTAGTTTTCGCGCTTATGCGCTCGCCAAATGCAGACATAGTGCCACCCCCTGTCTGTTATATTAAACGGTTGTTTCTGTCAGTCCGCCAGAACCTTGAACTGTGACTGACATTTCGACCATACCGTCGAAAGAAGCAGTCACGGTGCGACCAGTCACAATGGCTGTGCCAGTGTAATATGTGTCGCCAGCAGCCGCGCCTTCTGGGTAAACTTCAAGAGTTACAGATGAACCAGCATCCAAGTTGCCTTGTGCTGTGTCAGTCTCGTCAAAGAAAACTTCCAAAGAACCTGTGAAAGTGGTCAGGCCAGCTTTGTAACTGCGTGCGCTGTCACCCATAGAGGTGTCTTCGATTACTTCGCCCGTGCTTTCGAGCGTATAAGAGCGAATTTCGCCCAAAGTGTCAGAACCAATTTTGATAGTTCCTTCACTGCCTGTGTGCGTTGCCATAATTATACCTCATCAGTGTTGGTTGCAACTTCGGTTTTAGGCGTTGTTTTAGCCTTCGCCTTTGGCTCTGTCTCAGACCAACCACGGGCGGTTAGCTTTTCAACATTCTCTTGCCAGACTTCCATCGTCTGTCCATCTTTATATAACTTAACACGCTTGGCCATTCTAGTCACCCTATGCTGCGGTTTCAATATCGTTTTCGAGTGTAGCATAAAGAACCTCAACCGTAAAACGTCCAACGCCGACTGGCTGGTCGCCGTCGCCTGCATAGCTGGCTTCAAATGCTGTCACTTTAGTATCTTTAGCGTTGCCGCCGCGAGTAATGTCTGTGGTCAACGCTTCTTCGACTTCGACAGCAATCGTGTCGAGCGTGTCATCGACGCCTGTTGTGCCTTTGACATAAGCCTCGACCATAACCTCAAGCGTCCGCAGTTGCGTGCGAGGTGTTTTCAGCGTGCTTGTTTCTGTCGCTTCGCTGTTGGTGTAAATGCAAAGGCCAGACACCTTCGCCTCGGCAAGCGGATAAAAGCGGGTAACATATACGTTACTGCCCGTCGTGGTCAGCCCGGTCAACGTGGTTTCGATGTTGTCACGGATAGATTTGCGAACATGCGCCATCTATTGCTCCTCGATAACCAGTGTCGTTACGCCAGTGCCGTCATCTTGCACTACGCGCACGATGTAGTTTGTGCCTGAGAT